TACCATCATTTTTGAATATGCGATGTTGCCAATCAGGGAAATTAATTAGATCTTGATTATCAATTTTTTGTACTCGCCACCCCCACTTTTTAATATGTTCTTCGGTTAATCCATCAACTGTATTACGCCTTGAGATATAAAATGATTCTGCTAATCCTCGATTTGATTCAAATATAGCAGGTAAATATGCCCAAAATTCTTTTGATGGTAATTCATCAGCATCAATTTGAACAATATAATCGCCAGTACAATATTCTAAGAATTTATTCTTCCAATCGGCAAAATGACCATCAAAATCCCATTGACGCCATGTTTGTACATTGGGTAATTTATTGAATGTAAGAAGATATTCTAATACTTCGGGTGTACCGTTTTTTTCATCATACAAGATAACAATTTCATCTTGTATTTGTTTATTTTCTAATAAATTGGGGAGAAGTTGTTTTATCTCCTCCAATTCATTACATACTGTTACTGCAAAACTAAACTTCATTGTCGTTTTTGATTAAAGTAGAATATAGATACAAAGCAGCGGGAAACATTACATTTGGAAATAATGTTGAATTTTCCATATCTAGTTTATGAGTCTGACCTACAATTGCTTTATCCTTATCTGTGATTGGGATGTATTTAGCTACTCTCCAACCCCAATTATCTGCATTTTTACCGTCTGGAAATAACATAGCTTCTTTTTGTTCATTCAGTACTGTAGGATACCAAACAAAACCATCATCATCAACTAATTTTAAATCTTTAAATAATTCTGGTTGCGAGTCAAAAATAGATTTTTCTACATCTGAACCTTCTACCATACCTTCATTAGTTTGGTATCCACAGCTTTGACAGATACGAGTATTTACACCACTCATTTTTACTTCAAATACACTGTGTTCTGTTCCACAAATAGGACAATCTTGTAGTTCTTCCATTATTTTGCTTTTTTAAGTGTTGGTAAGTCTAATTTATTTAATTTAGGTAATTCTAAAGGAATAAATTTAGGTACTGGTTTAGTTTTTTCATCTAATATTTTACCTAATGTTTCGGTCATTTTTTCTAATGAAAATTTAGTTTTAGATATGTTTGCTTGTTTTTTAGCTAATGGGAGATACTTTTTATAATTTTCAAATACTTCTTTTAAAGCATACCCTGCTTGCCCATCATTTGGAGCAAACCATTGTGAATCAGCAATCAACATATTAGGTACTACTGCTGATGCATGTATTGGTTTTAATTCACCTCCTACTAAAATAGCAGCATCTTTATCTAAGAAATCAATATGACCTGACCATCCTGAAGCAATTACTGGTTTTTCTGTAACTGTAAATTCAAGTAATGGACGACCAAATCCTTCACCTTTAGTAAATGATACCATCGCTTTAACTTTAGAATGATTATATAAATCATTTATATCTTCGTCCTCTAAATCACCATGTAATAAGTAAATATTAGGTAAACGACCTTTTACTGTTTTGCGAACCGCTTCAATTTTATCTAACATTGAGTTACGATCCATAATTGAAGTAGTAGCTGAATTAGTTTTCATAATTAAAGCAGGAGCATTAGTTTTACCTTTAAATACTTCTAAAAATGCTTTAATCATATAACCTACATTCTTTCTATCTTCACCAAATTCACCTTGCAACCAGTGTCCTACAAATAAGAATGCAAAATCTTCTTTAATTTTTGATATTTCAGCAGTTAAATCTGTTTTTGCTGGAGTTGTTTTAAAATATTTGGTTAAATCAATACCTTCAAACAATGTTTCAACTGGTGATGTTAATTTGATAATAGCTGTTGTTTTATTTGTATTTTTATCTTTTTGTTCGAATTGACTATTTTCAAATACTGTTTTTGCGTGTTGAGATGAAACTAAATTTAAATCCATTCTATTACAACCCTCAATCCAAGATGGATCACATATAGTAGTTTCAATTCCTGCTGTAACACCAATACTTAGATGTTTACCTACTTTTTGGAATTCGTTTGGTACTGTAATCTGAAACCAAACATCTGGAGCTACTATCATTTGAGGAATAATACGATCCAATAGATCCTTTTCTTCAGCAATATCTTCATTCAAAAAACCAAACGGAGTAGAACCCCAACGTTGAGATAGTAATTTAATATCCCATTCATCACCTTTGGCTTTAATTAATGATTTAATAAAATCTCTTGAGCGTGCACCGTATCCACTAAATGTGTCTACGGGTGAGCTTACTATACATAACGGCTTATTCATGTTCTGATACTGGATATTTTAAATGATTTGGTTTATAATCTTCAATTTTAATTAAATTAAACACAGGGCGTGGTGTCCATGAATTAAATGTTTCATTAATACCATCAATTACATTAACACACATATTTGCTGCTGTCATCATTGATTCGTCTGATGTTACCCACTCACGAGCCGCATCTCCTAATTTGGAATACTCATTAGCATCTTCCATTTTTAGAGTATATGCTTCTAATAATTGATTAGCTACATCTCTAAAATCACATCTATCATCAAAGATATATGGTGTTGGAGGGGATCCGATTAATGAAACGTTACTTGGGAATACTGGAAACGCCCATTTACCATGTTTTTTATATTTACCTAAATGATTTGATCCGAATGATTCTGTGAATTTAATCCAATTACCATCTTCATCTTCAAAACGCATTTGATCCTGCATACCTCCAGTTACATTTGCTAAAATCGGAGTACCCGCCATCATTGATTCGGTAAGCGATAATCCCCAACCTTCATTCGAGGATATCAATGCTGTAATATCGGCTATATTATAATAATAATTTAGTTGAGATTGAGTGATTTTTTGGTTTGAGATAAAGATATTTTGTTGTTTATCTCCCATTAACATTTCAATCACCTTAGGTAAATCAGTACCATTATCATCAACAGCATCTGTATGTAATATTAGAGCACATTTATCAGCTTGTTGTTTTGGTAATTGATCTAAAAATGTTTTAAATGCTAAAATTAAATCAGATGTTGATTTACGTCTTAAATTACGAGCGTTATGGAATGCAATAAAATCGAAATCTCTATCTCCTAATGCTTGTTTTTTAAATGCTTTTAATTCTTCACTTGCTTTATCTAATGGAAAGAAATATTTTTCATTAATTCCATGAGGAACATATTTAATTAACTTATCGTAAGCTACATCACCTAATACTACACGATTGATATTTTCTGTTTGTTTAGAAATAGCAAATAACGTATCGCATGATTCATAGTATGGTTTATTATACAATGGATAAGGCAAATCATCCCAAATATTTAAATAAATAATAGGTAATTGTTGGCGTAGTTCACGTTCATGTTGGAATAACCAAATCCAATAACGTGGATCAGTAAACAACATAATTGCGTCTGGTTTTTCAATTTGGATAATTTGTCTTACAAATTCAATAGTACCATAACCATCTGTAGGGTAAACCATTACTGATGAGTCTTCAATACCTGCATTTTTATTAGTATCTGAAGATAAATCTAAACGAGTACCTTTTTCAGGGTGATTAATTGCACCTCCAATATTTACCCAATTAAAATGAGGTGATGTTCCTACAACAATTTCTCGAGCCATTGTCGCAATGCCCGAAGTAAATCTGATGTCATCGCATAGTAATAGGATTTTTTTCCTTTGTTCTTTAGGAATGTAGTTTTGCATAACTTACTTGTATTGTGTTTTAATTTGATTCCATTTGTCTTCTCCTAAATAATACCATGGTTTATGATATCCTAGAGTATTTAATTTAAATATACTTTCAACACTGAATTGGGATGCTATCTCTATGGGAGCTAACTTTCCAATATTGGTGTTAACCATAGTTCGGGTAAAATATAAATCTTCCCCACAATCTCTACCCCATTGGTAATTAGCACATATATAATGCATTATTTTTGGGTTTCTTAATGATAGACCTCCGTTACCAACATATGGGAATTGTGGATATGGGGCTCCTATATAATCATACTCAAGAAATTTTTCAATCCCATCCTTTAGTAAACCACTATCACTTTGGAAAATTAATACTCTATCGTAATTTATAAAATTACCCCAAAACTCTAACCCATAATCAGTTAATAATAAATTATATCCATGAGTTGTATCATCATCTAATACAACATCATGTATAGTGTAATTAATGTCAAACTTATTTAGTATATTTTGATATTTATCTTTAAGTTCTAAAGATGTAAATAAGAAGTAATTTGTGCTTTTAGGTAAAAAGGGAACATGATTGTTCATTACTTTTTCTAAATCAATATCTCTATTTTCTACTATAGCAGCACACAACATAACCTTTTATTTTTATTACAAACTTCCTGACATTACTAATGCATTGTGATTATGAATCTGTAATCTAAATTCGTCATTATTTAAATACAAATGCATTGCTCTATTCATTAACTTCTGTAAATTAAATTTATTTTTTATAGAGGCCATTTTAAATTCCTCAAATATGTCTCCGTGTACTTTTACACTTGTCAAGACTAATTGTTCATTTTTTCCCATTTTATGTATATTATTATATTTGTATATAAATATATAACAAATTTAGAAAGATGAATCTTTATCACATAGTTCTTTATTGTCTTTAAACGGACACCACTGACATGATTCCTTAGACACATTCTTAACTAGTTCTGCTGATTTATAAGTGCCATCAGCGTTGAATACTGTATTGATAAATTCTGTAATGTGTGATACTGCTTTAGTGCGTTTGCCTTTACCTGATGCGGGTTCAACGATTTGAATGCGTTTTTGAGGAAAATCGAGATTTTCATATAGTTTACGTTTAACGATGAAGAATTCTACATCGATTTGTTCTGGGTCGATATTATACTGTTTAGCAAAGTATTCTTTATATAGAATAATCTGCTGCATTTTTAGTTCATCCTTTTTCTCCTTATCCTTCCATCCCATTTTAGATGTTTTGATATCGAATATTTTAATTTTATTAGTATTTTCGTTGTATAATACAAAGTCAATATATCCTTTAAGATAAACATTAGGATGATTATCATCAATCGGTTGTACTAATGGCATTTCGATTCCAACCAAATCCCATTTTCTAGTACTGAAGTATTCGCCTTTATTCTTTTTAAAATAATCGATAATAGCTAATCCGTCTTCATAATACTCACGCATTTCTGATGGTGATGAAAAATGAATGCCTTTATTTTCTTTAAGTGTTTTCTTATACTCGTCTGAGAATGTCTGTTGAAAGAATGATTCAATGTCTAAACGATCTGCTTCAGCACCGCTTGTATCAAACATAACTTGAATGTAATGCTGCATTGCTACGTGTACTGATGTTCCAAAAACAGCAGCCATTGATGGTTGATAGATACGATACCCTTCCCTATATTCTAGACCCCAACGAAATGGACATTTAGCATAGATAGAGAACTGAGAGTATGAAATTGTTTTATCATTTTGATAATTTATTTCTCTTACCGCTTTGTTTTTTATTTCCTTTAGAAGGGCGGGTATCGGTGTTTTGGCCATAACTGTTTAATATGTCTTGAAATTGATCGTTGCTTAATAAAGCAAGATAATCGTTTGCTTCTCTTTGAGATACTTGCAATAATAAAGATAATTTAGACACTTTATCCTTATCTATCTTCTCAGTTGCTGCTTTAGTGTATTTGAAATACTTTTTAGCTTTTGGTAATAATGATAAATAAATATTATATACTTGTTCTGTATTCAAATTAGGTATTGCTTGTACTTCATTAGCAAATATACAGTATTCAGAGCTCATAGATAAGTACCTATGTAGCATGTAAACATTAATGCTTTTAATTTCAGCATCAGTTAACTTGCTATAAGGTACCTTATCGTATGATAAGTAAGATAATATCTTAAAGAACTCATTCATTACTCTGGACGTGGGAAACGTGAGCGTTTTGGTTGATCAGTTACATCTTCAACTGATGGGATATCTGCTGTAGATTGTGTTTTAGGCATAAATTGTGTATTTACATGACCACATTTATCGCAAGCAAATACAGGAATAGGCATCATACCATCTTGAGCAGTTCCGGTAATAAAACGGGAAATACTGCGTAATAATACTGCTTCATGGAATGTAGCGCTACCACACTCATCGCATGTAATCTCGGTAGTATCTTCGAGACTAATGTTCATTTTTACTGGATCCATTATTTGATTAGGTTTATGATTGAGGCGATACACGCCATAAAATTGATTTCTTTATCTACTACTGTTGCATGTTTGAATTGATAATCAGCTAATGTCATTGTAATTAAACCATTATCTTTACCTAATTCATCATACAACGCTCTATACATTGGTTCAAAGTCAGATATACTGTTATCAACTAAATATTGTCTAACTGATTTGAATGCGTCTTTACCTTTAATTAGTGAAATTACCTCTGATATATCGAATTTAGTACCTGCTTTAACAAGTATTAACTTACCATCAATAGTATTCTGTTGAGTTACATTGATGATTTTACGAATATCTGGATAGAAATTAGTAACGATAGCAGATATGTCTGGTAGGTTATATGTAGTATTTTCTGTTTCTAATATAGA